ATGAAAAAGATAGTTGCTATATCATTAATTAGTATTTTTATTGTGTCTGGTTGTGCTGTGCATAATGATGAGACAAGTATCGGTAAATTTGGTCTTGCATATAAAAGTAATATTCAGCGTAAACTCGATAACCAATACTACACCGAAGCCGAAGCTTCTTTAGCCAGGGGCAGAATATCTGGTGCAGAAAATATAGTAAAAAATGATGCAGCCCATTTCTGTGTTACTCAGGGCAAAAAAATGCAGATAGTTGACCTGAAGACAGAAGGTGCAGGATTACATGGCGTCGCTCGTCTGACATTCAAATGTGGAGAGTGAGAATATTTTTTGGTAAGCGTCAAACATGCGCGTTCTGGTTGTGCTTAGCCGGAACCTGTGCGAGCACGATGCCGTTACGTGAAAGGCATCGTGCTATGAAGGGAGATTCTATCGATGTGGTCAATGGAAGACGGTGACCAGGGATAGGGCTTATGCATAAAAAATAAGCCCGTGTAAGGGAGATTTAGGGTGTCACCAGTAGGGGCTTTCAACGGTACAATGCGGGTTTGAGCGGCATAAATTACCACTGAAAGCCCTTAAACGTTACTCTACTGTGGACACTGTGTGGACACTCTCGGCCTCAGTACCACCTCTTAGCGGATTAAGAGAAATGGCGTCCTGAAGGTACTCTGGCGCAAAATGAGCGTAAACCATAGTTTGCTCAATCCGCGTGTGACCTAGTATCCGTTGTAGCGTGATAATACTTCCTCCATTAATCATGAAATGAGTGGCAAAGCTGTGCCTTAGTGCATGTGTGGCTTGCCCCATTGGCAAATCCGGTTTTATTGCTTTCATTGTTCGTCTGAAGCGAGGGTAATCAGCATCAGGGAATAAAAAACCTCGTTTGTTATCCGCGATCATTTTGGCAACAGCCTCTGAGATCGGGACGGTGCGTGGTTTGTTTGTTTTCGTTTTAACAAACGTGACGCGGTTATGGATGATATTTTCTGCTTTCAAACGAGCTGCTTCTCCCCAACGTGCTCCTGTACTCAGGCAAAGAATCGCAATCTTTTTATTGTCGCCGTCAAGTGCTGCAAGCAGTAAGGCAATTTCTTCCTGTGTGAGATAGCCTGTTTCTGGTTTTTCCTCCTTAAGCCTCTTTGTCCCTCTGATAGGGTGCTCACCAAAGAATAACTCCGCTTCAATCAGGGCTGTAAACATGCCGCTAATACATGTTAAATCACGATTGATACTCGAAGGTTTAATACCCTGACTTCTTCGGGTGGCGCAGTACTGGCTGATAAGGGATTTCGTGATTTGAAATGCGCATGGGTCATTCGTTATTTTTGTGAAGATTTCAATTTTTCCAAGATTAGATTTCCCATGCTCTTCGTGTTTACCCTTTAAATCCCACCAGATCTGTGTCAGTTCCGACAGACGTCGTTTGTCTGTTGGTTTTGATAGCCATTCTTTATTGTGGTGGTTGTACAACGTGTATTTTTCGAAAGCGACAGCTTCGCTTTTCTTATCAAACTTCCTACGGATGCGTTTTCCGTTACGTCCAGTAGGGCGGATGTCCACTTCATATCGACCATCATCGAGTTTTTTGATTGCCATCAGAAAACCCTCCGAGTGGTACTTTTTTTTGCTACTACTAATCGCTTTTTTCGTGGTGGCTGAAATTTAGCCACCAATAGTAGGCACTTGTGATGAATATATTCACGATAAATTGTTAACCAGTCTTTTGACCGGAGTGGGGCGACGTTGTTTCGTTTTGCCCAAAGTGTGCGAGAGCGGGCGCAATTTGCCCGGCTTCTGGAGCTACCTGATCAGTCATGAACCACAAAGTATATTTAGTAAATCTAGGATGTTGTAAGACCTTCATTATGGCTTCAACTCCAGCGTTTTTTGACCGGCTCTCATAGCTCGAAAGTGAGCTGTAGGCTACACCAGTTAATTCACTGAATTCTTTACGGTTTAACCTTTCAGATTCACGGATTAGCTTCAACTTCTCCGAAACGTCTATTGACATAATTACTCCGATTGCGTAATTTCTTGCTGATAGTGTGAAATGTTGTGCTTCTGGAGTTATCCTTTTAGGCAATAATTAGCCATTAGGAGCCATTAGAAGCACTAAGGGAGAATCGTAGCAGATGAATAGACAGCTTGTAAGCGTGACTGATGCCGTGCCTTATCAGGAGTTTGCAAAACTCATTGGTAAAACTCCAAGAGCTGTAAGGGGCATGATTGAGAAAGGGAAATTACCAGTTATTGAGATTACTGACCCTCAGTCAGTATCGGGGCGTGCTGGTGAATATTGGGTATACCTTCCGGCATGGAATAACGGACTAAAACTGGCTTATGAAAGCCGTCCTAAAGAGATTCGTGACGGCTGGTTGATGTGGTTAGGTCTCGGTGAACCACGTTAAGGAGAACCGTATGAATGAGCCTCGTTGTATTGCTCAGTTATTGCGTAACGAAAGCCCCAGGGCGATTGACTTCACCATCACCCACGGGAAGGGGCGTAAGGGAATCATTATCCGCACCAAAAAACAGAGTCCGTTAAAAAAGGCTCTGACCTTTCTGAAAAGCCGGAGGGTATGGAAATGACAGTGATGACGCTCAATCTCGTTGAAAAACAGCCAGCAGCTATGCGCCGGATAATTGGTAAGCATCTTGCCGTTCCTCGCTGGCAGGATACATGTGATTATTATAATCAGATGATGGAGCGCGAACGGTTAACGGTTTGCTTCCATGCTCAGTTAAAACAGCGTCACGCAACGATGTGTTTTGAAGAAATGAACGACGTCGAACGTGAACGACTGGTATGTGCAATTGATGAATTGCGTGGTGCATTCTCAAAACGCCGTCAGGTTGGCGCAAGTGAGTATGCATATATTAGTTTTTTAACAGTCAGTCAGCGTCGTACTTTATTTATGCATGCCGGATTGACTGAAAAAGAATTCAACCAGCCATACTGGCGAATTAATGAAGAGTCATGTTACTGGCGTGATGCTTTATTCCGTGCATTACGTGAATTATTCAGTCTGTTTGAGTATGCACCGACAATTCTGACGTCGGTAAAACCAGAGCAATATCTGCATTAAGTAATTAACCGGAGTTTTTAACGCACTTAATTGTGCGGGGCTTCTTTTTGCCTGGAGAAAGTCATGCATACAGTTTCTGAAAATCAGTGCGGTAAATACGCATTACTGCTGCAACAGGCCAGAACCGAAGCACAGGCCGACGCAGCGACGCGCTTTTCTTCTCATCTTGACGCCATGATTCGCCACATCACAAAGGCGGAGTTATCCCGCGTGGAGATAGTCGAGCTGCTCAGTCAGGAGTCGGAAAAATTTCACAATATCGGATTGTCTCGCGGGGAGGTGCTTTGATGTCCTGTTCTCGTTCAGTTGTATTACTGAATAACGCCTTAAAAATCGCCGTTATGAAAAATGGCGATTTATCTCTTATTCAACTTGGTCTTGATAAAGAAAAACGCGAAATAACTGAGTCTGTTATCGCGATTTATCAGAACGAATTAAATCTCCTGTCTGATGTGGTCAATTTACTTGTTAAACGCGCTGTATTTCACAAGCAAATCTCCTCCGTGGATGAACTGACGAAATTAACGACAGAAATTGCCAGCTATTGCGCTGATGAATTTAAAAAACTTAACGACAAAAGGAGCTGGTAATGCCGGACAACGTAGATTTTATTCAGGAACAACAGGCTGAATTACTGGAGCGTCAGATTAACGCGGCAAGGGTAAAACATTGCGGTGCTTCTGCGCTGGTTTGCGAAGAGTGTGACGCGCCAATACCTGCTGCCCGTCGTGCGGCTTATCCGTCAGCCACGCGTTGTGTTTCCTGTCAGTCAGTCTTTGAAGCAAAAAACAAACATTACCGGAGAACGGCATGAGTATTCGTATTGAAATTGGCGAACGTTATGTCGTTACCAGTGACAGCTTTCAGTTTATTCTCCACGAGAAAAAGAGAGCGGAAAGCGGTAAAAACGCCGGTCAGGAATGGCTGGCGGTGGTTGGTTATTACCCGAAATTAAGCCAGCTCGTTTCCGGCCTGATGCATCACGATATTCTGACCGGAAGCGCAAAATCTTTTGCTGATTTAAACGCGCAGGTTGAGCAACTCAGCAAGCGTTGTTCAGAGGCTTTTGGCTCATATGGCCGTTAAAGCCTCCGGGCGTTTTGTCCCTCCGGCAGCATTTGCCGCAGGCACCGGTAAGACGTTTACCGGTGCTTATGCATGGAACGCGCCACGCGAGGCTGTCGGGCGCGAAAGACCCCTTACACGTGACGAGATGCGTCAGGTGCAAGGTGTTTTATCCACGATTAACCGCCTGCCTTACTTTTTGCGTTCGCTGTTTACTTCACGCTATGACTACATCCGGCGCAATAAAAGCCCGGTACACGGGTTTTATTTCCTCACATCCACTTTTCAGCGTCGTTTATGGCCGCGCATTGAGCGTGTGAATCAGCGCCATGAAATGAACACCGATGCGTCGTTGCTGTTTCTGGCAGAGCGCGACAAGTATGCGCGCCTGCCGGGAATGAATGACAGAGAGCTGAAAAAGTTTGCCGCCCGTATCTCATCGCTGCTTTTCATGATGTATGAGGAACTCTGCGATGCATGGGTTGATGCGCATGGCGAGAAAGAATCGCTGTTTACGGATGAGGCGCAGGCTCACCTCTATGGTCATGTTGCTGGTGCTGCTCGTGCTTTCAATATTTCCCCTCTCTACTGGAAAAAATACCGTAAAGGACAGATGACCACGAGGCAGGCATATTCTGCCATTGCCCGCCTGTTTAACGATGAGTGGTGGACTCATCAGCTTAAAGGCCAGCGTATGCGCTGGCATGAGGCGTTACTGATAGCTGTCGGGGAGGTTAATAAAGACCGTTCTCCTTATGCCAGTAAACATGCCATTCGTGATGTGCGTGCGCGCCGCCAGGCAAATCTGGAATTTCTTAAATCGTGTGACCTTGAAAACAGGGAAACCAGCGAGCGCATCGACCTTATCAGTAAGGTGATGGGCAGTATTTCTAATCCTGAAATTCGCCGGATGGAGCTGATGAACACCATTGCCGGTATTGAGCGTTACGCCGCCGCAGAGGGTGATGTGGGGATGTTTATCACGCTGACCACGCCGTCAAAGTATCACCCGACACGTCAGGTCGGAAAAGGCGAAAGTAAAACCGTCCAGCTAAATCATGGCTGGAACGATGAGGCATTTAATCCAAAGGATGCGCAGCGTTATCTCTGCCGTATCTGGAGCCTGATGCGCACGGCATTCAAGGATAATGATTTACAGGTCTACGGTTTGCGTGTCGTCGAGCCACACCACGACGGAACGCCGCACTGGCATATGATGCTTTTTTGTAATCCACGCCAGCGTAACCAGATTATCGAAATCATGCGTCGCTATGCGCTCAAAGAGGATGGCGACGAAAGAGGAGCCGCGCGAAACCGTTTTCAGGCAAAACATCTTAACCGGGGCGGTGCTGCGGGGTATATCGCGAAATACATCTCAAAAAACATCGATGGCTATGCACTGGATGGTCAGCTCGATAACGATACCGGCAGGCCGCTGAAAGATACTGCTGCGGCTGTTACCGCATGGGCGTCAACGTGGCGCATTCCGCAATTTAAAACGGTTGGTCTGCCGACAATGGGGGCTTACCGTGAACTACGCAAATTGCCTCGCGGCGTCAGCATTGCTGATGAGTTTGACGAGCGCGTCGAGGCTGCACGCGCCGCTGCAGACAGTGGTGATTTTGCGTTGTATATCAGCGCGCAGGGCGGGGCAAATGTCCCGCGCGATTGTCAGACTGTCAGGGTCGCCCGTAGCCCGTCGGATGACGTTAACGAGTACGAGGAAGAAGTCGAGAGAGTGGTCGGCATTTACGCGCCGCATCTCGGCGCGCGTCATATTCATATCACCAGAACGACGGACTGGCGCATTGTGCCGAAAGTGCCGGTCGTTGAGCCTTTGACGTTAAAAAGCGGCATCGCCGCGCCTCGGAGTCCTGTCAATAACTGTGGAAAGCTCTCCGGTGGTGATACTTCGTTACCGGTTCCCACACCTTCTGAACATGCCGCAGCCGTGCTTAATCTGGTTGATGACGGTGTTATCGAATGGAATGAGCCAGAGGTCGTGAGGGCGCTCAGAGGTGCATTAAAACACGGACTGAGAACACCAAATCGTCAGCAGAGAAACAGAAGCCTGTTAAAACCACATGAAATAGCGCCATCGGCCAGACTGACCCGGTCGGAACGAACGCAAATTACCCGTATCCGCGTTGACCTTGCTCAGAACGGTATCAGGCCGCAGCGATGGGAGATTGAGGCGCTGGCGCGTGGGGCAACCGTAAATTATGACGGGAAAAAATTCACGTATCCGGTCGCTGATGAGTGGCCGGGATTCTCAACAGTAATGGAGTGGACATGATGGCAAAAATTCACGAGGTAAAGCTGCACGCAAAATATTTCGACCTTGTGCTGGAAGGAAAGAAACGCGCAGAGTTTCGGAAAAATGACCGTAATTATGAGCGCGGGGACACGTTGATTTTGCATGAATGGGTGCAGGGTGTGTATACGGGGCGAAAGGTTGAAGCCCGGATAACAGATGTTACTGACCTGTCAGACTGGCTGGAAGATTATGTCTTGCTAAGTATTGAGCGGCTTAATACAGGCGCATATGAGATTGTGAACTGGAAAGAACTTAGTGAGCGTGGTCTGGTATTCAGAATTAATCATGAAATTATGCATCAGCTCGGCCTTGCTGTTATGTATGAATCAGAGACGGGGATGTCTGGCGGGGCAATGGTAGCCACGGATGGAGCATGGAACTATTCAGATGAACAGATGGAGCGTGCAAAGCAAAACGGGTGGCTTGGATAATGCACAGAATACCAGGCGAGATACCGCACCATAAAACTAAAAATATCAAGCTGATGGCTATTGTTCAGCGTTTACAGCGGATTATGGTCAACGAAAATCTGACGCCCGATGAGCTGGTCGGGTGTGCCGAAATAGTACGGGATAATTACGGGCGGCTTAACTATATCGGTCAGTCCAGAGTTGCGCCACCACCACGCAGACGATAGAGAACGCCGCCAGTTGTGAAACTTGTTTTCAGGGCTGGCGGGGTTGAACAACGAGCGAAGCGAGACGTTAGTTGACAGACATATTTTTACTACGTTGGTGCTGGTTTTTGACGGTTGAAAGGAGTTAGGTTGGAGAGCTAACAACTTACAAATATTCAAAAGTAAGCATCCTGTTGCTAACATGAGGTTGATTTTTTATGTGGATGATGCAAAAAGGATAGCTATGGATACTATAATCGCTTTTCTATCACTCGCTTTTTTCGTTGCTTTCTTCATCGGGCTAATCAAGCCATCACTGGTGCGAATGCCAAACCGCAAACGTGCAAGTGCGGTTTATCTCGGAGGAGGTTTTGTATTGAGCATAATTGGTTCAATACTCTATCCAACAGAAAAAAGCCAGCCAGTTGCTAAAACTGAAACATCAACCGTTGCAGAACACAAAGTCCAAAAAACATTCGAATATGGTGAAAAAACACTCAAGGAATATCGGAACGAGTCAAAGAAAACACGACACGATATTGTGAATAGTTACATTGATTTTAAGGAAGTTCCAGCCACCGCGTCAGATGCGTTTTATGCCTGCATGAGTGAGTATACATTTACCAAAGATGATGAGTTGAAACTCGGTGATGTTCTTGGGTGGTGCTTTAATGATTATGAAAATGACCCGAGTTCACTAAACAATAAAATCAATCTTGATACATTTCAGAGTAATTTTAGTGGTTGGGATGGTTCTTATCGTCCATTGGAAAAACTAATTAAAGATAATATGAACGATGATTCATCTTATAAACATGTGTCAACGGTATATCATCTGGTTTTGAATAAAGACCCGCATGCCATTGTGAAAACCACGTTTCGCGGAACTAATGCTTATGGCGGAGTAGTGAAACAGACGATTGCTGCGCGTGTCAATGTAGAAACAGGTGAGGTTGTATCAATTATAAGTGAGTGAACTGTGCCAGAATGATAAAGATGCCAGCATTTATGCTGGCAATCATAAAAATAGTGACTAGCAAAAATTGGTGTCTGGTTTTAATGTGAGATTAGAAAATGAAGAGATGTAAATATATTTTAAGAGGTTTGTTGCTGAAGTTTAAAAGTATAAGTTCTATGCATTTGTTATTTGTTTTAATAACGGCTTGTCTATTCTTTTTTATAGGGTGTTACGTGGGTTATAGTGGTATTGGTTTGAATGGTGACACTAAATACCAATTAATTACAATACCTTTTTTGACCATGTTGGGTACTTGGGTTTCTGGGGTGGGAGCATTTTCTGCTGTTGCGACATCATTGTTGTTGGCACACCGTTCGCTAAAGGAAAATTCAGAAGAAATTGCTATTCGATATAGCATGGTGTTAATACCATCAATGTACTTACCTAGCACTACAGATACAGCAATATCAATAACCATAACAAACAAAAGAAAAGTAAGGAGTAATATTCAATCGGTTGTTTTGCAATTTTCTAATAATAAAGCAATGAATATATGGGTAAACCCCGGGACGCTTATCTCTGGCAAGTTACCGCATGTTTTAGAAGACTATGGTGATATATTGACGCTTATAATTCCAGAGAGCATTACCGCATCAGTAACTGATGAGGGGTTCGTAAAAGAATGTCAGGGGAATACTCTTGGAGAAGGTAGCGTCGTAGTTCACACAACGACAAAAACATTTGTAAAAAAATTAACATTACCTCAAATTAAGCCATTTAATGATAAATTTAAGTCTGTATTGACGAAGCCGTAAGAGGTGCGTTGCGTTGCATTTTTTTGCATCTTCAAGGATTAATTTCTGCATCTTTATTTTGCCAGTACTGATGTGCTTTTAATGGACTCATGCAACTGCATTAAAATCGACCCATGAAGCGGGCGGGCGAGGCGGGGAAAGCACTGCGCGCTGGCGGTGGTGCTGATTTTATTTTCCAGCGTCTCAGCGCGTCGTGAAGGCGCTTAGTCTGCCCGTTGGGGGTTGGTGTGTCTGCGGGGTGTTTTGTGCGGTGGTGAGCGAGTGAGGGCGTGATGACGGGGTATAAAAAAGCCGCCCGCAGGCGGCGATGTTCAGCCGTTGTCAGTGTCCAGTGAGTAGTTTTTAAAGCGGATGACCTCCTGACCGAGCCAGCCGTTTATCTCGCGGATCCTGTCCTGTAGCGGGATAAGCTCATTGCGGACAAAGACCTTTGCCACTTTCTCAATATCACCCAGCGACCCGACGTTCTCCGGCTTGCCGCCCATCAACTGAAAGGGGATGCGGTGCGCGTCCAGCAGGTCAGCGGCGCTGGCTTTTTTGATATTAAAAAAATCGTCCTTCGTTGCCACTTCACTGAGCGGGATAATTTTGATGCCGTCGGCTTTCCCCTGTGGGGCATAGAGAAACAGATTTTTAAAGTTGTTGCGGCCTTTCGACTTCACCATGTTTTCGCGGAGCATTTCGATATCGTTGCGATCCTGCACGGCATCAGTGACGTACATGATGTATCCGGCATGAGCGCCGTTTTCGTAATACTTGCGGCGGAACAGTGTGGCTGATTCATTCAGCCAGGCAGAATTAAGGGCGCTGAGATATTCCGGCAGGCCGTACAGCTCCTGATTGATATCCGGCTCCAGCAGGTGAAACACGGAGCCGGGCGTGAAGGCTGTCGGCTCGTTGAAGGACGGCACCCACCAGTAAACATCCTCCTCCACGCCACGGCGGGTATATTTTGCCGGTGAGGTTTCCAGTCTGATGACCTTACCGGTGGTGCTGTAACGCTTTTCCAGAAACGCATTACCGAACACCAGAAAATCCAGCACAAAGCGGCTGAAATCCTGTTGCGAAAGCCACGGATGCGGGATAAATGTCGAGGCCAGAATATTGCGTTTAACGTAAATCGGTGAGCTGTGATGCACGGCAGCACGCAGGCTTTTCGCCAGACCGGTAAAGCTGACCGGCGGCTCATACCATCTGCCGTTACTGATGCACTCGACGTAATCCAGAATGTCACGGCGGTCGAGTACCGGCACCGGCTCACCAAAGGTGAAAGCCTCCATTTTCGGGGCGCTGGCGGTCATTTTTTTTGCCTCAGGTTGCGGTGTTTTCCCTTTTTTCTTGCTCATCAGTAAAACTCCAGAATGGTGGATGTCAGTGGGGTGCTGATACCGGCGGTGAGTGGCTCATTTAACAGGGCGTGCATGGTCGCCCAGGCGAGGTCGGCGTGGCTGGCTTCCTCGCTGCGGCTGGCCTCATAGGTGGCGCTGCGTCCGCTGCTGGTCATGGTCTTGCGGATAGCCATAAACGAGCTGGTGATGTCGGTGGCGCTGACGTCATATTCCAGACAGCCACGGCGGATGACGTCTTTTGCCTTGAGCACCATTGCGGTTTTCATTTCCGGCGTGTAGCGGATATCGCGCGCGGCGGGATAGAACGAGCGAACGAGCTGGAACACGCCGACACCGAGGCCGGTGGCATCAATTCCGATGTATTCGACGTTGTATTTTTCGGTGAGTTTGCGGATGGATTCAGCCTGGGTGGCAAAGTCCATGCCTTTCCACTGGTGACGCTCAAGTATTCTGAATTTGCCACCGGCCACCACCGGCGGTGCCAGTACCACGCATCCGGCGCTGTCGCCACGGTGTGACGGGTCGTAACCAATCCATACCGGGCGGGATCCGAACGGATTGGCGGCAAACGGCGCATAGTCTTCCCATTCTTCCAGCGTGTCGACCATGCAGCGTTGCAGCTCCTCGAACGGGAACACCGACGCCTTGTCGTCAACAAATTCACACATGAACAGGTTTTTAAAATCGTCGGCGCTGTTTTCGCGTTTAAGCTGCTCAATGTCGAACAGCGTGCAGCCACCTTTCAGGGCGTCCTCAATGGTGACAATCTGCCGCCACTGGCCGTCCGCACAGAGAAGACCTCCGGCAAGGGCGTTATGACTGACGTCGATTTCCACGCGTTCGGTGGCGCTGGCGCGTCCCCGGTTGAACAGTTCACCCGACCAGAACGGGTAGGCGTCGTGCGCCAGCGTGGACGGGGTGGAGAAATAGGTCGACCGCAGGTGACTCTGTGAGGCCATACCTGATGCCACCTTACGCAGTACCTGAAAATTCGGGATCCAGAAAATCTCGTCGACGTACAGGTCGCCGTTATGGCTCTGCGCGGTGTTGGAGTTGGTGCCGAGAAAAATCAGTTTTGCGCCGTTATTGCCCAGGACAATCGGGTCACCGGTCAGGTCAACGTCAACCAGACGGGCAAAGGCGATGATGTATTCGCGGAACACATACGCCTGCGTTTTACTGGCCGACAGAAAAATCTGGTTATGACCGGTTTTCAGGGCGCGCAGCAGCGCCTCGCGGGAAAAATAAAACGTCGCGCCAATCTGGCGGGATTTCAGGATATCGCGGATGCGGTGCTCAAGCCCGGCGCGATACCAGTGCAACTGATATTCGAAAGACTGCTCAAAGAAAATCTGCTCCAGCTTTTCGATAGCCTCGTCGCTGAAAAAATTCTTTTTCGGTTTGCGTCGCCCGCCTTTGTTGCGGTTAGCGATGTTCGGATTAAGGTCTGCCTCGTTGCCGGTCTGGTTGTAGCGGTTTACCCGTGCCAGTCGTTCAATCTGGCGTCCGAGCAGGTCAATTTCCTTGAAGTCACCGCCGGTTTTCTGCGGTTTGATAATGAGCTGGGTCAGCCGCGCTTCCAGACTCATTTCGACACGGCTGATGGGGGCAACGCTGTCCCAGCCGTCGCGCTGTTTCCAGCTCTGCACCGTCGGGCGTTTCATCTGCAACATGGCGGCAATCTGCGGCACGGAAAACCCCTGCCAGTACAGCAGCGCCGCCTGACGACGCGGGTCGTGCAAAAGAGTGGTGTCTGTGGTGATGGTCATGAATACCTCGCCGTGATGAATACACGGCAAGGCTACTGAGTCGCGCCCCGCGATTCGCTAAGGTGCTGTTGTGTCAGTGATAAGCCATCCGGGACTGATGGCGGAGGATGCGCATCGTCGGGAAACTGATGCCGACATGTGACTCCTCTAATCACTATTCAGGGCTCCTGACAATGGCAAAAAAAGTCTCAAAATTCTTTCGTATCGGCGTTGAGGGTGACACCTGTGACGGGCGTGTCATCAGTGCGCAGGATATTCAGGAAATGGCCGAAACCTTTGACCCGCGAGTCTATGGTTGCCGCATTAACATGGAACATCTGCGCGGCATCCTGCCTGACGGCATTTTTAAACGTTATGGCGATGTGGTCGAACTGAAGGCCGAAAAGATTGACGATGATTCGGCGCTGAAAGGCAAATGGGCGCTGTTTGCGAAAATCACCCCGACCGATGACCTTATCGCGATGAACAAGGCCGCGCAGAAGGTCTATACCTCAATGGAAATTCAGCCGAACTTTGCCAACACCGGCAAATGTTATCTGGTGGGGCTGGCCGTCACCGATGACCCGGCAAGCCTCGGCACGGAATACCTGGAATTCTGCCGCACGGCAAAACACAACCCCCTGAACCGCTTCAAATTAAGCCCTGAAAACCTGATTTCAGTGGCAACGCCTGTTGAGCTGGAATTTGAAGACCTGCCTGAAACCGTGTTCACCGCCCTGACCGAAAAGGTGAAATCCATTTTTGGCCGCAAACAGGCCAGCGATGACGCCCGTCTGAATGATGTGCATGAAGCGGTGACCGCTGTTGCTGAACATGTGCAGGAAAAACTGAGTGCCACTGAGCAGCGCCTCGCTGAGATGGAAACCGCTTTTTCCGCACTTAAGCAGGATGTGACTGACAGGGCGGATGAAACCAGCCAGGCATTCACCCGCCTGAAAAACAGTCTCGACAGCACCGAAAGTCTGACCCAGCAGCGCCGCAGCAAGGCCACCGGCGGTGGCGGTGATGCCCTGATGACGAACTGCTGACCGGCGTCAGTCAGTCCGGGAAAACCTTCACGATTAACCCTTAATTTCAGGAAAAACTATGCGCCAGGAAACCCGCTTTAAATTTAATGCCTACCTGTCCCGTGTTGCCGAACTGAACGGCATCGACGCCGGTGATGTGTCGAAAAAATTCACCGTTGAACCGTCGGTCACCCAGACCCTGATGAACACCATGCAGGAGTCCTCTGACTTTCTGACCCGCATCAATATTGTGCCGGTCAGCGAAATGAAAGGGGAAAAAATTGGTATTGGTGTCACCGGCTCCATCGCCAGCACCACCGACACCGCCGGTGGCACCGAGCGTCAGCCGAAGGACTTCTCGAAGCTGGCGTCAAACAAGTACGAATGCGACCAGATTAACTTCGATTTTTATATCCGCTACAAAACGCTTGACCTGTGGGCGCGTTATCAGGATTTCCAGCTCCGTGTCCGTAACGCCATTATCAAACGCCAGTCCCTTGATTTAATCATGGCCGGTTTTAACGGCGTGAGGCGTGCCGAAACCTCTGACCGCAGCAGCAATCCGATGCTGCAGGATGTGGCGGTCGGCTGGCTGCAGAAATACCGCAATGAAGCCCCGGCGCGCGTGATGAGCAAGGTCACTGACGAGGAAGGTCACACGACCTCTGAGGTCATCCGCGTGGGTAAGGGCGGTGATTATGCCAGCCTCGATGCACTGGTGATGGATGCGACCAACAACCTGATTGAGCCGTGGTATCAGGAAGACCCTGACCTTGTGGTGATTGTGGGGCGTCAGCTACTGGCGGACAAGTATTTCCCCATCGTCAACAAGGAGCAGGACAACAGCGAAATGCTGGCCGCTGACGTTATCATCAGCCAGAAACGCATCGGCAACCTGCCGGCGGTACGCGTCCCGTACTTCCCGGCGGATGCGATGCTCATCACGAAGCTGGAAAACCTGTCCATCTACTACATGGATGACAGCCATCGCCGCGTGATTGTGGAAAACCCGAAACTCGACCGCGTGGAGAACTACGAGTCAATGAACATTGATTACGTGGTGGAAGACTATGCCGCCGGTTGTCTGGTGGAAAAAATTAAGGTCGGTGACTTCTCCACACCGGCTAAAGCGACCGCAGAGCCGGGAGCGTAACCGATGACGAGTCCCGCACAGCGCCACATGATGCGGGTCTCGGCAGCGATGACCGCGCAGCGGGAAGCCGCCCCGCTGCGACATGCAACTGTCTATGAGCAGATGCTGGTTAAGCTCGCCGCAGACCAGCGCACACTGAAAGCGATTTATTCAAAAGAGCTGAAGGCTGCGAAAAAACGCGAACTGCTGCCGTTCTGGTTGCCGTGGGTGAACGGCGTGCTGGAGCAGGGCAAAGGTGCACAGGATGACATTCTGATGACGGTCATGCTGTGGCGTCTGGATACCGGCGATATTGCCGGTGCGCTGGAGATTGCCCGTTATGCCCTGAAGTACGGTCTGACCATGCCGGGTAAACACCGCCGTACCCCGCCGTACATGTTCACCGAGGAGGTGGCGCTCGCGGCCATGCGCGCTCACGCTGCCGGTGAGTCTGTGGAACCCCGCCTGCTGACGGACACCCTTGAACTGACCGCCACGGCTGACATGCCTGATGAAGTGCGCGCAAAGCTGCACAAAATCACCGGTCTGTTTCTGCGTGACGCTGGTGATGCCGCCGGTGCGCTGGCTCACCTGCAACGTGCGACACAGCTCGACTGTCAGGCAGGCGTCAAAAAAGAGATTGAACGACTGGAGCGGGAACTGAAACCGAAGCCGGAGCCGCAGCCAAAAGCGGCCACCCGCGCCCCGCGTAAGACCCGGAGTGCGACACCGGCAAAACGTGGACGCCCGAAAAAGAAAGCCAGTTAACAACCGAATGCGCCCCGCGCCAGGGCGGCACGCCGGTCAGTGAGGGTGAATCACCTGACACTGCACCGGCGTCCACCGCCCGACTTTTCAGAGGTAGTCATGATGACGCTGATTATTCCGCGAAAGGAGGCTCCCGTGTCCGGTGAGGGTACGGTGGTCATCCCGCAACCGGCAGGCGACGAGCCGGTGATTAAAAACACGTTCTTTTTTCCCGATATCGACCCGAAGCGCGTCCGGGAACGTATGCGCCTTGAGCAGACCGTCGCCCCCGCCCGTCTGCGTGAGGCCATCAAGTCAGGCATGGCGGAGACGAATGCGGAGCTGTACGAGTACCGCGAACAGAAAATTGCCGCCGGTTTTACGTGTCTGGCGGACGTTCCGGCGGACGACATCGACGGTGAAAGCATCAAAGTTTTTTACTACGAGCGCGCCGTGTGTGCGATGGCGACCGCGTCGCTTTATGAGCGTTATCGCGGCGTGGATGCCAGTGCGAAAGGCGACAAGAAGGCTGACAGCATTGACAGCACCATTGATGAACTGTGGCGGGATATGCGCTGGGCGGTGGCGCGTATCCAGGACAAGCCGCGCTGCATCGTGAGTCAAATCTGATGAAGACCTTTGCGCTACAGGGCGACACGCTCGACGCCATCTGTGTCCGGTATTACGGGCGCACTGAGGGCGTGGTCGAAGCCGTGCTCGCCGCAAATCCGGGACTGGCTGAACTGGGCGCGGTGCTGCCGCACGGCACCGCCGTCGAACTGCCCGACGTTCAGACCGCGCCCGTGGCTGAAACTGTCAATCTGTGGGAGTAACGCATGACAGCAGAAGAAAAAAGCGTCCTGTCGCTTTTCATGATTGGAGTGCTGATTGTTGTCGGCAAGGTGCTTGCCGGTGGTGAACCCATCACCCCGCGTCTGTTTATCGGGCGCATGTTGCTCGGTGGTTTTGTCTCGATGGTTGCCGGTGTTGTTCTGGTGCAGTTTCCTGACCTGTCACTGCCTGCGGTGTGCGGTATCGGCTCCATGCTGGGTATCGCCGGTTATCAGGTGATTGAGATTGCCATTCAGCGCCGCTTTAAGGGCAGGGGGAAACAGTAATGCCGGTAATTAACACGCATCAGAATATCGCGGCCTTTCTCGACATGCTGGCAGTGTCCGAAGGGACGGCGAATCATCCGCTGACGAAAAACCGGGGCTATGACGTGATAGTCACCGGACTGGACGGGAAGCCGGAAATTTTCACCGACTACAGTGACCACCCGTTCGCGCATGGCCGACCGGCGAAGGTGTTTAACTGTCGCGGTGAAAAATCCACGGCCTCCGGTCGCTATCAGCAGCTTTACCTGTTCTGGCCGCATTACCGCAAACAGCTTGCCCTGCCGGATTTCAGTCCGTTGTCACAGGACAGACTCGCCATTCAGTTGATCCGCGAACGCGGTGCGCTGGATGACATCCGGGCGGGACGCATTGAGCGCGCCATTTCACGCTGTCGCAATATCTGGGCGTCCCTGCCGGGTGCCGGTTACGGTCAGCGTGAGCATTCACTGGAAAAACTGGTCACCGTCTGGCGTACCGCTGGCGGCGTACCGGCTTAAACGGAGTAAACACCATGAAGAAATTATCCCTTTCACTGATGCTGAACGTGTCGCTGGCGCTGATGCTGGCACTGTCCCTGATTTACCCGCAGAGCGTGGCCGTCAGTTTTGTCGCCACCTGGGCGATTCTTGCGACGGTTATCTGTGTGGTTGCCGGTGGTGTCGGCGTGTATGCCACTGAGTATGTGCTGGAACGCTACGGGCGGGAGCTGCCGCCTGAATCGCTGGCCGTGAAGATTGTCACGTCGCTGTTTTTGCAGCCGGTGCCGTGGCGCAGACGGGCGGCGGCTCTGGTGGTGATGGTGGCGACGTTTATCTCGCTGGTCGCTGCCGGGTGGATTTTTACCGCGCTGATTTACCTCGTGGCGTCGGTGTTCTTCCGGCTGATACGTACGGCCTGTCGTCAGCGTTTTGAGGGGCGGGAACCATGTCAAAGCTGATGATTGTGATGGTTGTGTTGTTATCGCTGGCGGTGGCGGGGCTGTTTCTGGCGAAGCATGAAAACGCCAGCCTGCGCGCCTCGCTGGACAGGGTGAACAACGTCGCCAGTGAACAGCAGACGACCATCACCATGCTGAAAAATCAGCTTCATGTTGCCCTCACCAGGGCAGACAAAAACGAGCTGGCGCAGGTGGCACTGCGTCAGGAACTGGAGAACGCCGCGAAGCGTGAAGCACAGCGCGAGAAAACCATCACGAGGTTACTTAATGAAAACGAAGATTTTCGCCGCTGGTATGGTGCTGACCTGCCTGATGCTGTGCGCCGGTTGCACCAGCGCCCCGCCTGCACTGACGCCAGTGATTGTCCACAACGCCTGCCCGAAAGTGAGCCTTTGCCCGATGCCGGGCAGTGACCCGCAGACGAACGGCGATTTAAGTGCTGATATCCGGCAGCTTGAGAACGCGCTGGCACGCTGTGCCAGCCAGGTAAAAATGATTAAACACTGTCAGGACGTAAACGATGCTCAAACCCGACAGCCTGCGCAGGGCGCTGACTGATGCCGTCATGGTGCTGAAAACCAGTCCCGAGATGCTGCGGATATTCGTGGATAACGGGAGTATTGCCTCCACACTGGCGACGTCGCTGTCATTCGAAAAGCGTTACACGCTCAATGTGATTGTGACCGACTTTACCGGTGATTTTGACCTGCTCATCGTGCCGGTGCTGGCGTGGCTGCGGGAAAATCAGCCCGACATCATGACCACTGACGAAGGTCAGAAAAAGGGCTTCACGTTTTATGCAGACATCAACAATGACAGCAGCTTTGATATCAGCATCAGCCTGATGCTGACCGAGCGCACGCTGGTCAGTGAGGTGGACGGCGCGCTGCATGTGAAGAATATCCCGGAACCCACGCCGCCGGAGCCGGCCACCCGCCCGATGGAGCTTTATATCAATGGCGAACTGGTGAGCAAGTGGGATGAATGAGTTTAAGCGTTTTGAAGACCGGCTGGCGGGACTTATTGAATCGCTGTCACCGTCAGGGCGTCGGCGACTGAGCGCCGAACTGGCGAAACGTCTGCGTCAGAGTCAGCAGCGTCGGGTGATGGCACAGAAAGCCCCGGACGGCACACCCTACGCGCCACGCCAGCAGCAGAGCGCCAGAAAAAAGACCGGTCGTGTTAAGCGAAAAATGTTTGCGAAACTTATCACCAGTCGTTTTTTGCATATCCGCGCCAGCCCGGAACAGGCATCAATGGAATTTTACGGCGGGAAGTCGCCGAAAATCGCCAGTGTGCATCAGTTCGGTCTGTCGGAAGAAACCCGGAAAAACGGTAAGAAAATTGATTATCCGGCGCGTCCTCTGCTCGGCTTTACCGGTGAGGATGTGCAGATGATTGAAGAGATTATCCTGGCTCACCTTGAGCGTTAGTTTTATCCAGGCAGAGGCTGATGCGCAATTAAACATTGAGCGGCCATGCTGGTCGCTCAATGTTTAGAGGTTTATGAGTGATTTTTATTTGATGCTTTGTATTCTACAACCTTCTTATTGGCGTAAAGGAATTTTGTATATGACAGGAATATAACCAGACCTGAAATGAAATAGATGAGGGATATTATTAATAATGCTTTTTTTTGGCTGTTATTATCTTTAATCTCCTGACTTAACCATTCGGAGTCCTCCTCGTTTAGCTGTAAGAGCTTATTGCAGGCGATCTCAGGAAGTGTGTCTTTTATAAATACGTTTCGTAGCCTCTTGCAATCGGCAAGGCTATAAGTTTTATTGAATTCAACTGTTTTATTGTTGAAGGATAAAAGAACTTTGTCACTATAAACATAGTACATCATATTTTTATATGGTATGCCTATGGCATCTCTTACTATAGCGGATTGTTTGTTGTGTATATAACATGCGAAGAGAATATAAATAACACTGGACAGAATTACAATTATTGTTTTAATTATGTGTGGTGGTTTTGTTATGTCACCCCAGAAGCGAGTAAGAAAAAAATACGATGTTTTTAGTTTTCCATCAATCAGCCCCTGCTGTATCATTCTCACATCTTCGATGCCTGATACATTGATTCCGTTAATTATTTTAAATAGTTGAATGTCGCGCCATTTTTTGTCGAGCATTTTTAACTTTCTGTCTGAATACTCAAAATTGAAATGATGTGCAATAAACCTCATAAGATTACTTTTACCAAAGGTAATAAATGTTAATGCTATTAATAAAAATAGATACAAAGAGATAAACCACCACGCATTAGTCACATTATCACTGAACATTACGCTCTCCTCGAATGTTGTATGGTCGTTCTACAAATGAATCCAGATAGCATAACTTTTATATATTGTGCAATCTCACACGCATGAACACTCTCGCAAATATTCAGGAACTCGCGCGCGCACTGCGCAACATGATTCGTACCGGCCTTGTCGTCGAAACCAACCTTAAAGCCGGTCGCTGCCGTGTGCAGACCGGTGGCATGTGCACTGACTGGCTTCAGTGGCTGACCCATCGTGCCGGACGTTCGCGCACATGGTGGGCACCTTCCGTGGGGGAACAGGTGCTGATTCTGGCTGTGGGCGGTGAACTCGACACGGCGTTCGTTCTGCCGGGGATTTATTCCGGCGATAACCCCGCGCCGTCTGCGTCGGCGGATGCCCTGCATATCCGTTTCCCTGACGGGGCGGTGATTGAGTATGAACCCGAAACCAGTGCACTCACGGTAAGCGGAATTAAAACGGTCAGCGTGACGGCTTCTGATTCTGTTACTGCCACGGTGCCGGTGGTCATGGTGAAAGCATCAACCCGTGTCACCCTGGACACACCGGAGGTGGTCTGCACTAACAGACTGATTACCGGCACGCTGGAAGTGCAGAAGGGCGGGACGATGCGCGGCAACATTGAACACACCGGCGGTGAACTCTCATCAAACGGTAAGGTACTGCATACCCACAAACACCCAGGAGACAGCGGCGGCACAACCGGGAGTCCTCTATGACAGCACGTTATCTCGGAATGAATCGCAGTGATGGCCTGACTGTCACTGACCTTGAGCATATCAGCCAGAGTATCGGCGATATCCTGCGCACACCGGTCGGCTCACGGGTGATGCGTCGTGATTACGGCTCGTTGCTGGCATCAATGATTGACCAGCCGCAGACCCCGGCGCTTGAGTTGCAGATTAAGGTCGCCTGTTACATGGCGGTGCTGAAATGGGAACCCCGCGTCACCCTGTCATCCGTCACCACTGAGCGCAGTTTTGACGGGCGAATGACGGTCACGTTAACCGGCCAGCACAACGACACCGGCCAGCCACTTTCGTTAACCATCCCTGTGAGTTGAAACCATGCCGATTATCGACCTGAACCAGCTACCCGCACCGGATGTGGTCGAGGAGCTGGACTTTGAAACCATTCTCGCTGAACGCAAGGCGACACTGATTTCTCTTTACCCGGAAGACCAGCAGGAGGCGGTCGCCCGTACCCTGACACTGGAATCCGAGCCTCTCGTCAAACTGCTGGAGGAAAATGCTTATCGTGAGCTTATCTGGCGTCAGCGTGTGAATGAGGCCGCACGGGCGGTGATGCTGGCCTGTGCCGCCGGTAATGACCTTGATGTGATTGGTGCCAATTACAACACCACGCGCCTGATTATTACTCCGGCAGATGATTCGACCATCCCGCCGACACCGGCAGTGATGGAATCTGACACGGATTATCGTCTGCGTATTCAGCAGGCGTTTGAAGGCTTAAGCGTCGCCGGGTCGGTGGGAGCCTATCAGTATCATGGTCGCAGTGCCGACGGGCGTGTCGCGGATATCTCTGTCACCAGTCCGTCTCCGGCCTGCGTCACCATCTCCGTGCTGTCACGTGAAAATAACGGTGTGGCATCCGAAGATCTGCTGGCGGCGGTGCGTAACGCCCTTAATGGCGAGGACGTCAGGCCGGTGGCCGACCGCGTGACCGTGCAGTCTGCCGCCATTGTTGAATACCAGATAAACGCCACGCTTTACCTTTACCCTGGTCCCGAAAGCGAACCCATCCGCGCTGCCGCCGTGAAAAAACTGGAAGCGTATATCACGGCACAGCACCGGCTGGGGCGTGACATCCGTCTGTCTGCCATTTATGCCGCTTTGCATGTGGAAGGTGTGCAGCGTGTCGAACTGGCTGCACCACTGGCCGACATCGTGCTCAACAGTACGCAGGCGTCTTTCTGTACTGAATACCGCGTCGTGACCGGAGGCTCGGATGAGTGATTCGCGACTGCTGCCGACCGGCTCATCACCGCTTGAGGTCGCCGCCGCAAAAGCCTGTGCGGAAATTGAAAAAACGCCGGTCAGTATTCGTGAGCTGTGGAACCCGGATACCTGTCCGGCAAATTTGCTGCCGTGGCTGGCGTGGGCGTTTTCGGTCGACAGGTGGGATGAGAAGTGGCCGGAAGCGACAAAACGCGCCGTTATCCGCGATGCGTATTTCATCCACTGTCATAAAGGCACTATAGGTGCAATCCGGCGTGTGGTGGAGCCGCTCGGCTATCTCATCAACGTGACGGAGTGGTGGGAAAACAGTGACCCGCCCGGCACCTTCCGGCTTGATATTGGTGTACTGGAAAGTGGCATCACAGAGGCAATGTATCAGGAAATGGAACGGCTGATTGCTGATGCCAAACCTGCAAGCCGTCACCTTATTGGCCTGAACATTACCCGGGACATTCCCGGCTACCTGTTCGCCGGTGGTGTGGCTTACGACGGCGATGTAATTACGGTTTACCCCGGATAAGTGAGGAATAATGAGCACAAAATTCAAAACCGTTATCACCACTGCCGGTGCAGCAAAGCTGGCAGCGGCAACCGCGCCGGGAGGGCGGAAGGTCAACATTACCACGATGGCCGTCGGGGATGGCGGTGGTAAATTGCCTGTCCCGGATGCCGGACAGACCGGGCTTATCCATGAAGTCTGGCGACATGCGCTGAACAAAATCAGCCAGGACAAACGAAACAGTAATTATATTATCGCAGAGCTGGTTATTCCGCCGGAGGTGGGCGGTTTCTGGATGCGTGAGCTTGGCCTGTACGATGATGCGGGAACGTTAATTGCCGTGGCGAACATGGCCGAAAGTTATAAGCCAGCCCTTGCCGAAGGCTCAGGACGTTCGCAGACCTGCCGCATGGTCATTATCGTCAGCAGTGTGGCCTCAGTGGATCTGACCATCGACACCACAACGGTGATGGCGACGCAGGATTACGTTGATGACAAAATTGCAGAGCACGAACAGTCACGACGTCACCCGGACGCCTCGCTGACCGCAAAAGGTTTTACTCAGTTAAGCAATGCGACCAACAGCACGTCTGAAACACTGGCCGCAACGCCGAAAGCGGTTAAGGCCGCATATGACCTTGCTAACGGGAAATATACCGCACAGGACGCTACCACAGCGCGAAAAGGTCTTGTCCAGCTAAGTAGTGCGACCAACAGCATGTCTGAAACGCTCGCCGCAACACCAAAAGCGGTTAAGGCAGCGTATGACCTTGCTAACGGGAAATACACTGCACAGGACGCCACCACAGCGCGAAAAGGTCTTGTCCAGCTCAGTAGCGTCACCAACAGCGATTCTGAAACGCTTGCGGCAACGCCAAAGGCGGTTAAGACAGCGTATGACCTTGCTAACGGGAAATACACTGCACAGGATGCCACCACCGCGCGAAAAGGTCTTGTCCAGCTCAGTAGCGCCACCAACAGCGATTCTGAAACGCTGGCTGCAACATCAAAAGCGGTAAAGTCTGCCTATGACAATGCTGAAAAACGTCTTCAGAAAGATCAGAACGGTGCGGATATTCCGGGAAAGGATACCTTCACGAAAAATATCGGTGCCTGTCGTGCTTATAGCGGCGCTTTGAGCACTGAAGCCGGAAACTGGACAACCGCTCAGTTTATTGAATGGCTGGATTCCCGTGGTGCATTTAATCATCCGTACTGGATGTGCAAAGGCTCCTGGTCATATGCAAATAACAAAATCATTACGGATACCGGATGTGGTGATATCCACCTGGCTGGTTGTGTCGTCGAGGTCATGGGAACTAAATCTGCAATCACTATCCGAGTGACCACGCCGACAACATCAAGCGGTGGCGGTACAACCAGCGCGCAATTCACTTACATAAATCATGGGGACGGCTACTCCCCCGGCTGGCGTCGTGACTGGAATCGTCAGGGCGACGCAATGACCGGAACGATTAATCAGGATGGCGGAAGCCAGAATGCCTATATGTCTACGGCCTTATGTTCAGGCACCAGAGGCGGCAAAAAATATCTCAGAAAGTTTCGTGGTGGAGAAGGAGACACTATCTGGCATGAAACAGTACAGGGCGGGGTAGTTCGCTGGGCGACTGGTAATACTGATGCTCAGGAAGAATTATCACTCAGCTCCGCTTATGGTCTCCGTTCAAGAGGTGAGATTACATCAAGCAGTGCTAATGGTCTGCGCATTGCTTATGGCAATTATGGATTCTTTATCAGGAATGATGGCAGCAGCACTTATTTTATGTTGACTAAATCAGGTGACAGATTAGGCACTTATAATAATTTAAGACCACTGATTATAAATGATGCCACGGGTGCTGTATCAATGGGGCATGGCCTGAGTGTTACAGGTGATATTGTCTCAAGCACCAAAGTACGTGCCGGTAGCGGGAAAAAGTTCACGGTCAGCAGCAGCAATACATCCACGAAGGAAGCCGCATTCAATTTGTGGGGAAACTCAAGTCGTCCTGTGGTGGCTGAATTAGGTGATGATGCAGGCTGGCATTTTTACAGTCAGAGAAATACAGATAACAGCATCACTTTTGCTGTTAACGGGCAGGTATCACCATCTAACTATGGAAACTTTGATTCACGCTATGTCCGGGATATCCGGCTTGGTGGTGCTGCCACATACAAACCTGCGAACAATGGTATGACATGGACACATCAGGCACCGTCCGGGTGTGTATATTCCGGCATTATTGTTCAGGATACCGGCTCAAACTCTGCCGATAACATTGGTGGCGTATATTACAGACCGGTGCAGAAATACATTAACGGGACTTGGTATAACGTGGCGCAGGTATAATTTATGCAGCATTTGATAAATATAACGGCAGGTAATCCAAAAACGGTTGAACAATATCAATTGACAAAAGACTTTGATGTTGTCTGGTTTTTTTCAGAAGATGGTAAGAACTGGTACGAAGAACAAAAGTATTTTGCTGATGACACGCTAAAAATAGCGTACGACAAAGATAATATCATCCGCTATGTGGAAAAGGATGTGACAGCTATCAGACCGGATGGATTAAGTGTGGTTGAAGTGGCGGATATTACTGCTAACCGACGGGCGGACATTTCAGGGGGCTGGATGTTTAAGGGCGGCAAAGTGATTAAACGCATTTATACGGCAGAGGAATTGCAGCAGCAGGCAGAAAACCGGAAAGCCAGACTTCTTGCAGATGCTGAATCCGTGATTTTGCCGCTGGAGCGCGCTGTCAGGCTGAATATGGCTACAGAGGAGGAGCGCACACGACTGGAAGCATGGGAACGCTACAGCGTTCTGGTCAGTCGTGTGGATCCTGCAAATCCTGAATGGCCGGAAATGCCGCAATAAGTTGTATGAGCTCTGGTGTGAGCTTACATATCTATGGCACAGAGTAAAGACTAATCTGACAGTCCGCTCTGTGCCAGGAGCAGCCATTGCTAAGTCCATCCTGTATTGTGCAGGTCAGCTCGTTTTTAAAGAGTCCGGCCATCATCTTACTGGTACAGACACCATATACTTTGTGACGGTCAGGCTACATATGCACAACTCAACTTATTCATCTATTTTTTGCTTTAGCATGTCAGTGTTGCTTTCTCGTCGGCGGGTGAGCGGTGACCTGACCTGTCGATAAAGGAACGTAGCACGTTTTATGCAACACCCGCATGCGGCAGAAAATTATTGCCGAACGTTTACCCCTGTCAACAAGCTTTACTTTCTGAGGCGCGCCAGCCCGCGAGGAAAACAATCTGAACATCAAACAATTAATGACACAAGAAATACGATTAAAGATTTTTTTGTGCATGCCGATAGTGCTTTTTTAAAAGGAGAAATCTATGTCTGTCACAATTCAGGGAAATACCTCAACCGTTATTTCAAACAACTCCGCCCCAGAAGGAACATCAGAAATAGCCAAAATCACAAGACAAATTCAGGTGCTGACTGAAAAGCTTGGGAAAATCTCATCGGAAGAGGGGATGACGACACAGCAGAAAAAAGAATTAGCTGCATTGGTACAGAAGCAAATTGAAAGCCTCAGGGCTCAACTGGAGCAGTTGTTAAGGCAGCAGGCAGAGAAAAAGAATAAAGACGCGACAGTTCAGCCTGATAAAAAAGAAGAGAAAAAAGACGATACAAATACCGCTGGCACCATTGATATTTACGTCTAAGTGACAGCCGTATTGTGGCCCTCATCGGGCCACTTTTCGCCATCAGCCTTTTCTTTAAAGACATATTATCTTTGTATCATTTCTGATAGTTAACATTACAAGATATAAGTAATGGACGCACTCCCAATTAGTCTATTTAAATCGCCACGAGTTTAACTGACAACCCATGATCAATTATGAATTGCAACTATTTCTGTAGTCACTTTTGTGGGGACAGTCCACAAAACTGCCAACTTCCGCTTCTCGCTCAAAGCAGACTGTCAGATTTGATAGCGTTTGGGCTATGTAAATTGTCAGTTGGAAAATGAGTGAGTGCAAATCATGGCAGGCTGGCGGATTACCCGCCTTTTCTTTGTCTGTTGTTTCATCCCCTGACCAGCCAGGTCAAATAGCGTCTCATGCTCTGCACAACAGAAAATAGTTGCACCCATTAACCACGGAGTTAAACGGATGAGTGACTATCATCATGGCGTGCAGGTGCTGGAGATTAACGACGGCACCCGCGTCATTTCCACCGTATCCACTGCCATTGTCGGCATGGTCTGCACGGCCAGCGATGCGGATGCGGAAACCTTTCCCCTCAATAAACCTGTGCTGATTACCAATGTGCAGAGCGCAATTGCAAAGGCCGGTAAAAAAGGCACGCTGGCGGCGTCGCTGCAGGCCATCGCCGACCAGTCAAAACCGGTCACCGTTGTTGTGCGCGTGGAAGACGGCACCGGCGACGACGAGGAAACGAAACTTGCGCAGACCGTTTCCAATATCATCGGCACCACCGACGAAAACGGTCAGTACACCGGACTGAAAGCCCTGCTGGCGGCGGAGTCAGTAACCGGTGTTAAACCGCGTATTCTCGGCGTGCCGGGACTGGACACCAAAGAGGTGGCTGTTGCACTGGCATCAGTCTGTCAGAAGCTGCGCGCTTTCGGGTATATCAGCGCATGGGGCTGTAAAACTATTTCCGAGGTGAAAGCCTACCGCCAGAATTTCAGCCAGCGTGAGCTGATGGTCATCTGGCCGGATTTCCTCGCATGGGATACGGTCAGCAGCACCACCGCCACCGCGTATGCCACCGCCCGTGCGCTGGGGCTGCGTGCTAAAATCGACCAGGAGCAGGGCTGGCATAAAACGTTGTCCAACGTCGGGGTAAATGGTGTTACCGGCATCAGCGCATCTGTATTCTGGGATTTGCAGGAGTCCGGCACCGATGCTGACCTGCTTAACGAGTCAGGCGTCACTACGCTGATTCGCCGCGACGGTTTCCGCTTCTGGGGTAACCGTACCTGCTCTGATGACCCGCTGTTCCTCTTTGAAAACTATACCCGCACCGCGCAGGTGCTGGCCGACACGATGGCTGAGGCGCACATGTGGGCGGTGGACAAGCCCATCACCGCAACGCTGATTCGCGACATCGTTGACGGCATCAATGCCAAATTTCGTGAGCTGAAAACAAACGGCTATATCGTGGATGCGACCTGCTGGTTCAGCGAAGAATCCAACGATGCGGAAACCCTCAAGGCCGGAAAACTGTATATCGACTATGACTATACCCCGGTGCCTCCTCTTGAAAACCTGACCCTGCGCCAGCGTATTACCGATAAATACCTGGCAAATCTGGTCACCTCGGTTAACAGCAATTAAGGAGCCTGACCGATGGCAATGCCGCGCAAACTCAAGTTAATGAACGTCTTTCTGAACGGCTACAGCTATCAGGGCGTTGCAAAGTCCGTCACGCTGCCAAAACTGACCCGTAAGCTCGAAAACTATCGCGGTGCGGGGATGAACGGCAGCGCACCGGTAGACCTCGGCCTTGATGACGATGCGCTGTCAATGGAGTGGTCGCTCGGGGGCTTCCCGGATTCGGTTATCTGGGAGCTTTACGCCTCAATCGGCGTGGATGCCGTCCCGATTCGTTTTGCAGGCTCTTACCAGCGTGACGATACCGGCGAAACGGTGGCCGTCGAGGTGGTCATGCGTGGACGTCAGAAAGAAATCGACACCGGCGAGGGGAAACAGGGAGAAGACACCGAGTCGAAAATCTCCGTGGTCTGCACCTATTTCCGGCTGACGATGGACGGTAAGGAGCTGGTCGAAATCGACACCATCAACATGATTGAGAAGGTGAACGGCGTCGACCGGCTGGAGCAACACCGCCGCAATATCGGCCTGTGATTTTCATCCGGTCAGCCAGGCTGACCGGTTAACCCTGATTCAGAAGTGAGAAAACCATGAACAAAGAAAATGTCATTACCCTGGACAATCCGGTCAAGCGTGGTGAGCAGGTCATCGAACAGGTCACGCTGATGAAACCTAACGCCGGGACGCTGCGCGGTGTCAGTCTGGCAGCGGTCGCGAACTCCGAAGTCGATGCACTGATTAAGGTGCTGCCGCGCATGACGGCACCGATGCTGACCGAGCAGGAAGTCGCCGCGCTGGAACTGCCTGACCTTGTGGCGCTGGCCGGTAAGGTGGTCGGTTTTTTGTCGCCGAACTCGGTGCAGTGACGTTTCCAAAAAATCTCTCGGTCGATGACCTGATGGCGGATGTGGCAGTGATATTTCACTGGCCGCCATCAGAACTGTATCCCATGAGCCTGACCGAACTCATCACATGGCGCGAAAAGGCGCTCCGGCGAAGCGGAAACACGAATGAGTAACAATGTAAAATTACAGGTATTGCTCAGGGCTGTTGACCAGGCATCCCGCCCGTTTAAATCCATCCGCACAGCGAGCAAATCGCTGTCGGGGGATATCCGGGAAACACAAAAATCACTGCGCGAGCTGAACGGTCAGGCGTCCCGTATTGAGGGATTTCGCAAGACCAGTGCACAGCTCGCCGTGACTGGTCATGCACTTGAAAAGGCTCGGCAGGAAGCCGAAGCCCTTGCCACACAGTTTAAAAACACCGAACGTCCGACCCGTGCTCAGGCGAAAGTGCTGGAATCCGCAAAGCGTGCGTCGGAGGACTTACAGGCGAAATATAACCGCCTGACGGATTCCGTTAAACGCCAGCAGCGGGAACTGGCCGCTGTGGGAATTAATACCCGCAATCTTGCACATGATGAGCAGGGACTGAAAAACCGTATCAGTGAAACCACCGCACAGCTTAACCGTCAGCGCGACGCGCTGGCGCGTGTCAGTGCGCAACAGGCAAAACTTAACGCAGTAAAACAGCGTTATCAGTCCGGAAAGGAACTGGCCGGAAATATGGCCTCAGTGGGCGCTGCCGGTGTGGGGATTGCGGCGGCGGGAACGATGGCCGGTGTTAAGCTACTGATGCCCGGTTATGAGTTTGCGCAGAAAAACTCAGAATTGCAGGCCGTGCTAGGTGTGGCAAAAGACTCCGCCGAAATGGCCGCACTCCGCAAGCAGGCGCGCCAGCTCGGTGACAATACTGCCGCCTCGGCGGATGATGCAGCCGGTGCACAGATTATCATTGCGAAAGCCGGTGGGGATGTTGATGCCATTCAGGCGGCAACGCCGGTCACGCTGAATATGGCACTGGTGAACCGCCGCACGATGGAAGAAAACGCCGCCCTGCTGATGGGGATGAAATCCGCCTTTCAGCTTTCAAACGATAAGGTCGCTCATATCGGGGATGTTCTCTCCATGACGATGAACAAAACCGCCGCCGATTTTGACGGCATGAGCGATGCGCTGACCTATGCCGCACCAGTGGCAAATAATGCCGGTGTCAGCATTGAAGAAACCGCCGCAATGGTCGGGGCGCTGCATGATGCAAAAATCACAGGCTCAATGGCGGGGACGGGAAGCCGTGCCGTGTTAAGTCGCCTGCAGGCACCAACGGGAAAAGCATGGGATGCACTCAAAGAGCTTGGCGTGAAAACCTCAGACAGTAAAGGGAATACCCGACCAGTATTTACCATTCTGAAAGAAATGCAGGCCAGTTTTGAGAAAAACCGGCTCGGTACTGCCCAGCAGGCTGAATACATGAAAACCATTTTCGGGGAGGAGGCCAGCTCAGCCGCCGCCGTGCTGATGACTGCCGCCTCAACCGGAAAGCTGGACAAACTGACCGCGGCGTTTAAAGCCTCAGACGGGAAGACCGCAGAGCTGGTAAATATCATGCAGGACAATCTCGGCGGTGACTTTAAGGAGTTTCAGTCCGCTTATGAGGCGGTGGGGACTGACCTGTTTGACCAGCAGGAAGGCGCACTGCGTAAGCTCATGCAGACGGCCACAAAGTATGTGTTAAAACTCGACGGCTGGATACAGAAAAACAAATCACTGGCGTCAACCATTGGTCTCATTGCCGGTGGCGCACTGGCGCTGACTGGCATCATCGGTGCAATTGGTCTTGTAGCCTGGCCGGTTATCACCGGCATCAATGCCATCATCGCGGCAGCAGGCGCAATGGGGGCAATCTTCACGACGGTTGGCAGTGCTGTTATGACGGCCATCGGGGCGATTAGCTGGCCGGTTGTGGCCGTGGTGGCTGCAATTGTCGCCGGGGCGTTGCTTATCCGTAAATACTGGGAGCCTGTCAGCGCATTCTTTGGCGGTGTGGTTGAAGGGCTGAAAGCAGCATTTGCGCCGGTGGGGGAACTGTTCACGCCACTTAAGCCGGTATTTGACTGGCTGGGTGAAAAGTTACAGGCTGCGTGGCAGTGGTTTAAAAACCTGATTGCACCGGTCAAAGCCACCCAGGACACCCTGAACCGTTGCCGTGACACGGGCGTCATGTTCGGGCAGGCACTGGCTGACGCGCTGATGCTGCCGCTTAATGCGTTCAACAAATTACGCAGCGGCATTGACTGGGTACTGGAAAAGCTCGGGGTCATCAACAAAGAGTCAGACACACTTGACCAGACCGCCGCCAGAACTCATGCCGCCACGTATGGCACCGGTGGTTATATTCCGGCGACCAGCTCTTATGCAGGCTATCAGGCTTATCAGCCGGTCACGGCACCGGCTGGCCGCTCTTATGTGGACCAGAGTAAAAACGAATATCACATCAGCCTGACGGGTGGTACTGCGCCGGGGACACAGCTTGACCGCCAGTTACAGGATGCACTCGAAAAATACGAGCGGGATAAACGTGCGCGCGCCCGTGCCAGCATGATGCATGACGGTTAAGGAGGTGACGAAAAATGATGCTCGCGTTAGGTATGTTTGTTTTTATGCGCCAGACGCTGCCACACCAGACCATGCAGCGTGAATCAGATTATCGCTGGCCGTCAAATTCCCGTATCGGTAAACGGGACGCCTACCAGTTTCTCGGTGTTGGCGATGAAAACATCACGCTTGCCGGTGTGCTTTATCCTGAACTGACCGGCGGAAAGCTGACGATGACCACGCTCAGGCTGATGGCAGAGGAAGGCCGGGCGTGGCCGTTGCTGGATGGCACCGGCATGATTTACGGCATGTATGTCATCAGCAAGGTGAGTGAAACAGGGAGTATTTTCTTTGCAGACGGCACACCCCGAAAAATTGATTTTACGCTGTCGCTCACCCGTGTTGATGAATCACTGGCCGCGCTTTATGGCGATATCGGTAAACAGGCGGAATCGCTCATCGGTAAGGCTGGCAGTATGGCGACCAGATTCACGGGTATGACGGGGGTGGGATAATGCTGGATGCACTGACATTTGATGCAGGCAGTACGCTGACGCCGGATTACATGCTGATGCTCGACAGCAGGGATATTACCAGCAATATCAGTGACCGTCTGATGAGCATGACCCTGACGGATAACCGGGGCTTTGAGGCTGACCAGCTTGATATTGAACTGAACGATGCCGACGGGCAGGTCGGGCTGCCGGTTCGTGGCGCTGTCCTGACGGTGTATATCGGCTGGAAAGGTTTTGCCCTGGTATGCAAAGGGAAATTTACCGTTGATGAGGTTGAACACCGGGGCGCACCGGATGTGGTCACCATCCGCGCCCGGAGTGCAGATTTCCGCGGGACGCTCAATTCCCGCCGTGAAGGCTCCTGGCATGACACCACGCTCGGTGCGATTGTTGAGGCGATAGCCTCCCGTAACAGGCTGGAAGCCAGTGTCGCTCCGTCACTGGCCGGAATTAAAATCCCGCACATCGACCAGTCGCAGGAGTCTGATGCGAAATTCCTGACCCGTCTTGCAGAACGCAACGGCGGTGAGGTGTCGGTAAAAATGGGAAAACTGCTGTTTCTCAAAGCGGGGCAGGGGGTGACTGCCAGCGGTAAAAAAATCCCGCAGATTACCATCACCCGCAGCGACGGTGACCGTCATCATTTTGCGATTGCTGACCGTGGAGCCTATACCGGCGTAACGGCAAAGTGGTTACACACCAAAGACCCGAAACCACAAAAGCAGAAGGTAAAACTGAAACGCAAAAAGAAAGAAAAACACCTGCGCGCACTGGAGCACCCGAAAGCGAAACCGGTCACGCAGAAGAAAGCGCCAAAAGTACCGGAAGCGCGCGAAGGTGAATACATGGCCGGTGAGGCTGACAACGTTTTTGCCCTGACTACGGTATATGCCACGAAAGCGCAGGCCATGCGCGCCGCTCAGGCGAAGTGGGATAAACTGCAACGGGGTGTGGCGGAGTTCTCCATCAGCCTGGCTACCGGTCGGGCAGATATTTACACGGAAACACCGGTTAAAGTGTCAGGCTTTAAGCGCGTCATAGACGAGCAGGACTGGACAATCACTAAGGTGACACATTTTCTGAATAATAGCGGCTTCACGACGTCCCTGGAGCTTGAGGTCAGGCTTTCTGATGTGGAGTACGAAACAGAAGATGATGAGTAATGTTTTTGTTTTATCTGTTTGTTTTATAAGGATAAATTAACTAAAATGACACCATCAACAAAACCGGAAGAGGTGCTCGCGATGTTTCATTGTCCTTTATGCCAGCATGCCGCACATGCGCGTACAAGTCGCTATATCACTGACACGACAAAAGAGCGTTATCACCAGTGTCAGAACGTGAATTGCAGCGCCACGTTCATCACTTATGAGTCGGTACAGCGATACATCGTGAAGCCGGGAGAAGTCCACGCCGTAAGGCCGCACCCGTTGCCGTCAGGGCAGCAAATTATGTGGATGTAATTAGAAACAGGAAGCCCCTCAGTCGAGGGGCTTTTTTTGTCGATGTGGTCAATGTGTGGACGTGACCAGAAATAAATCCTTTTATTTCAATTTGTTGTTCGTAAAAAATAAGCCCGTGTAAGGGAGATTACACAGGCTAAGGAGGTGGTTCCTGGTACAGCTAGCATTTTATGGGTTATGTTTTTCAGCGAAACGGATGATAACCTTAATAAATGCAGCTGTATGTGATCGGTTTCTAAGAATTTTCCATCCGGGAAAAATAATCGAAATTAATCACTTACCGTGGGGATTACGCGTGGTTTCCCCGGAGAAATTACGCATCAGCAGCGCGTAATTGAGCTCAAGATCCTGCGGGACCGGGAGCCACACAGTATAACCATCGCCTGGTGCTATCGGCATAGCTTCGCCTTTGGCGTTTTCCATGTGCTCAAGGGTAAAATTAATGTTGCCTTGCGGCGTCATCAGCTCAAGGCTGTCGCCAACGGAGAATTTATTTTTCACCGCTACCGCCGCGAGGTCCCCCTTGCGCTCACCGGTAAACTCACCAACAAACTGCTGGCGGTCAGAAACTGAATAACCGTATTCGTAGTTCTGATAATCGTCGTGAGTATGACGACGCAGGAAACCTTCGGTATAGCCACGATGCGCTAGACCTTCCAGAGTTTCCAGCAGGCTGGTATCGAACGGTTTTCCCGCAGCGGCGTCATCGATAGCTTTGCGGTAAACCTGTGCGGTGCGTGCACAATAGTAGAAAGATTTGGTACGACCTTCGATTTTCAGCGAATGCACGCCCATTTTGGTCAGGCGTTCTACATGGGCGATGGCGCGCAGATCTTTCGAGTTCATGATGTAAGTGCCGTGCTCATCTTCAAACGCGGTCATATACTCGCCCGGACGCTGGGCCTCTTCGATCATAAACACTTTGTCGGTTGGTGCGCCGATACCCAGCGTCGGCTCAACATTTTGCACCGGAATCGGCTCGTACTTGTGTACGATGTTGCCAACATCATCTTCTTTCCCTTCCTGGACGTTGTACTCCCAGCGGCAGGCGTTGGTGCAGGTGCCCTGGTTCGGGTCGCGCTTGTTGATATAGCCAGAGAGCAGGCAGCGACCGGAGTAGGCCATGCACAGCGCGCCGTGAACGAAGATCTCGATCTCCATATCCGGCACCTGATTGCGGATCTCTTCAATCTCTTCCAGCGACAGCTCGCGAGAGAGGATCACGCGGGTCAGGCCCATTTGCTGCCAGAATTTCACCGTCGCCCAGTTCACGGCGTTAGCCTGCACCGAAAGGTGGATCGGCATTTCAGGGAAGTGCTCACGCACCAGCATAATCAGCCCTGGATCGGACATAATCAGCGCATCCGGCCCCATTTCCACCACCGGTTTCAGGTCACGGATAAAGGTTTTCAGCTTGGCGTTGTGCGGTGCAATGTTGACCACGACATAAAACTTTTTCCCCAGCGCGTGGGCTTCATTGATGCCGAGCTGAAGATTTTCGTGGTTGAATTCGTTGTTGCGCACACGCAGGGAATAACGCGGCTGGCCCGCATAAACAGCATCTGCGCCATAAGCGAAAGCGTAACGCATATTTTTCAGCGTTCCCGCCGGGGAAAGGAGTTCCGGTTTAAACAT